TTGTTCATATTGCTCCTTTTTGTTTAGCAGGCTGGATATTTCCTGACTTAAATATTGATACGTTCGTATCTGTCCTAACATATAGTTGTATTTTTCCATATTGTCAACACCTCCAGATGCCATGGCATTCACCATATCATCATGTCTCATTTTTATTACTTTTCTTATTTTATCTACAAATGTCATGTCTTCCATTACATTTCCTTTCTATCTAATTGAAAATTTTCCAAAGCCTTTAGTTTATCTTCTGCCTCTGCAATTTTTCCAAGTTGTTTATCTAGTTCATCTAGATGCTGGGGATGTTCACCGATCCCAACCGGATTCTCTAAATACACTTTAATAATAGCATGTGCTGCTGAAACGTCTGCTTCATACCTAGCTTCTAACGCATCTAATAACGCTTTTCTCATATTAACAATCCCATTTCCTCAATGATTTGTTAATCCTACTATTAGGGTCTCTTGCTGTTTTTGCTGAAGTAAGTTTCTTTTTCATTCCACCCATACGAGCACAGAATGATTTACGCCTTGAACTTGTTTTAGATTTTGTTGGTGCTTTAAGAGTACCGCCTTTATAACTAGCTCTACCTTTAGCATTAAGTCCACCCGATTTGGATTTACCTTCTTTTCTAGTCCAAGCTGCGCTTGCCATTATTTTTTCTTTTTAGGTTTCTTAGCTGTCTTAGCTGCTCTTTTAAAGTTAGCTGCTGTTGGTGCTCCTTTAGCTCCAACTTTTCTCATCTTCTCACCACTACCTGCAGCGATTCTCTTTTTTTTTGCATGAATGTTCGCGTAAAGTCCACGTTTTGCCATGTTATTTTTTCTCCATTACTTGGTTGCAGTCTAGACAATAAGCTACTACTTTTTTAGTAGCAATATTTAAATGGTCACAGACTGATTTAGTCTTACACACACATCTTTTTCCAAAGATTTTATCTATAAGTTTTTTAAGCATTTTTCTTTTTAGTTTTAGGTATAACACCTTTAGCCATTAAGATATCTTTCTTAGTAATTTTACCATCACCTGAATGATCTGGGAATTTACTTTTCTTTTTCATTTTCTTTTTAACGGACCCGCCTTTTTTATACATAGCTCCACCTTCCATACCCATATCAGATGGATAGTAACCAGAAGCCATATCTCTTCTTGCCATAGCTGGGTTCATAGAACCACCCATGTTTTTCTTAGCTCTTCCGCCATTCATTAATTTTTGTCTATTTGGATTTGTTTGTGTATTATAGTTTCTATTTGACATATTATCTTTTCCCCTTTTTCATTGCGTTGCCGAAACCTCTTAATGCTTTTCCACAACCTTTTACTTTTCCACCGGATCTAAGTTTAGCTCTTCCACCATTTTTAGCTGCAAAATCTCCGTCAGCTAATCCTGACATTGATTGCGCACTTGGTTTTAATGAGAAACCTGAATCACCTAACATAGCAGGTTTTTTATTTCTAGCTGCAAAAGTTCCAAACCTTCCTTTAGTGTAAGGTTTACCATCTTGATAAATATATTTATCTCCAACAAACAAAGAGTTTTTATTTCCTATTTTTTTAGGGATACCTTCACTGGCACCTTTAATTGTATAAACTTCACCTTTTTCCGTTACTCTTTTAGATAACGGATTTTTATTAGGTCTAGCAGGCATACTATCCATAACAGTAGTTGGAGTGGTTACTGTAGTGGTTTTTAATTTCTTTTTAGTAGTAGGTTTGACTGCGGGAATATCAAAAGCATTATCGTTAGCTTCAACTACACTATTACTTGCGTCTCTTTTACTTTTTGCAGCTAGTGTACCTGCTGTAATAAGTCCAGCTAATGCTAAAAGTCTTTTATTTCGTTTTCTAGATTTTTTGCTCATTATTTTTTACCACCGTTTTTAAATATTTGTGTACCCTTTATACCAAAAATACTACCAACTACAAGGATCCATAACGTAGAAAACCATGTAGGTAAAGAAGCAAAATGCTCGAAAAAAACCTGGACTTTTTCCATAGCCGCTGGATTGTCTGAAAAGACCCCCCAAGCGAGAACAATTATAGGGGCAGACAATATTACAAGAACAAACTCGTCCTTGTAATCGTTTTGACGTGCTTCTAGTAATTTACCCTGGTAAGCTTCCTCACCACGAGCTTGACGTTCTGCATGCAACAACTGTGCATCAGACATAGCTATTTTTGATTTCTGTTTGTTAGCGTATATTTTACTACCAGCAGATACGGCTAATTTAATTGCCGAGAACCACATGAGTTAATACCACTTAACGGAAGATTTTTTAGATGTTAGCATTCTCTTTTGTCCACCAACTTTATTTATAGTCGGTTGTCCTAAAGGTGCTTTATACTCTACTCCGCCAGTTGCGAATCCATCTGAATTAGATTCAAGTGTATTAGAGCCATCTGCTCTAGGTGTATCTGATACAACAGGACCAACATATTTTGGATTGTTCTTTGTAAAAAAGTCTTTTGGTTTCATATTTTTCTCCTATGCTATTATTGTATACTATCTTCGAGGACCTTTCAAGATCCTAACGTCCATTTGTTTCATAATGTCATTTTCTCTTTTAGAGTCAATACCCATCTGTGTTTTCTCTAAAGATGTGTCCGCTCTAAGTTCTGCTAACTCTTCATTTTGAGCTAATTTCTCGTCAAACTGTTGTTGACCCATCATTTGCTTAGATCTATCTAAATTTATTCTCTCTTCAGACTCTTTTCTTTCAGCTTCATCGTTCATAGCTTTTAAATCAAGTTCTCTAGCTTTTAATTTAGCAATTGGGTCGCCACCGTACTCTCCAGTGATTTTTGCTTCTTCATCTCTAAACTCTTCAGTAGATTCTGCAATTAATTTAGCTTTTCTAGACTCTAAACTCATTGATAAAGACATCATCTGTTGTTGCATTTGCGGATTTTGTTGCATTTGCGGATTTTGTTGCATCATTTGCTGCATTTGCATCAATTGTGCAATCTCTTCTCTAAATTCTACTTCTAATTGCTCTTGTGCCATTAAAGAAATGTGTTCAAAGATGTTTTTTTCTAAAGTTGCCATAACAACAGGTGAATTTCTTGCAACATTACTAGCCATAAAGTTTAAATGAGTTGTAATATGAGCTTGATGGTCTTGACCTTTGAATGCTTGGAACGGTTTATTGGACATTGCTAAAATATTTTCAGTAGCAGGGTCCATTGGACTAGGTTCTTGGGGTGGTGGTAAAATTTGATCAATATTTTTTACACCAATTGCTTCATACATATGTCTATATGCTTCATAAAGATTATGCATTCCAGGATTAGATTGAGCTAATTGTAATTCTGTTTGTGCCATTGATATTCTTTGCGATTGAGAAAAAATATTAGGGTCTGCAACTGGGATAATATCTATTTTGTCATCAAAATCTGCAACTTTAATATTCTTTTGTCCACCAACAACATCATATGGATATTCAGGTGGTAGATAAGTTTTAAAAACTCCTGCCAATAAATTAAATTCGCTTTTCATCGCCACATATAATCTTTTATGTATGGCTGACATGACCCTTGAACCACGTTCTAAGAGAGCAATAGTCGTTCCAACAGCAGCCTGTTGGTTGCCGTCTCCGACTTGCATGTCAGCGATGGCGGCAAATCGTTGCCCAGCCGAAACCACGGTACCCATCAACTGCAATAAAGTAGCAGAGGGTTCTTTAAATGGTAAAGGCATAAATGCATCCTTGATATTTCCACCAGGTGCATCGACATCTCTAAATTCTCCAGGCTGTATTGACTGAGCCTCATCCCTAACACGTATTCCACGTTGTTTAAATCCTGAAGGCAAGTTACTTAAAGTACCTGCATCCAATAATTGTCTTAGTGCAGTGGTTGCTGTTCTAGACAAACCACCGATCATATGAATTAAACCAAAACCATAAAAACCCATTCCAGGTAAAAATTTAAAATGTACAAAATAATCTTGTCTTGCTTTAGTAGGGTCGCCTACTACATAGTTTCTTCTAATTGATAATACTTCTCTACTTCCAAGTTCTATTGTTACAATATACGGAAGTTTAATTCCTGTTTCCTCTCCAGTAGAATCTTTGTCTTCAAATCCTTCTAAATCTAAATCAGTATGTACTTCTAAGACAGTAAATACATCTTCATCTCTAGTTCGTTTGACACCTTCTAGTTCTCGTTCTTTTTTTTCTACTTCTGTTTCTTCATTGTAGCCAGGTGTTAATTCTATATCAACATAGAAACCTGCTACTTGTTTTTTTCTTAAATCATTCTCTGACATTTTAATGACATGAATAATAGCTTCTGCATCTTGTAATGAAGTTGCAGTATAGGGAA